TTACTATTAGGTTTTGCCACAACTTCTCCACATTAGTTCTCCGAAGTATTTAGTTATATGAAAAAGTATTTTATTGATGAAGAGAAAACCTTCGCTGTCAACACGCCTGCGGATGCTAGAGTTGAACTTATGGGTTGGGAAGAAATACCTATAGTTTATATCGATAACTTCTACACAAATCCAGATATGGTTAGGAAGTTGGCAATAGAGTCACCCACCACATCTGATCCTAGAATACTGGGTGGAGTTACAGGATCAAGAGTGGCACAGTACTTTAACTTTAGACAAATCTATCCCATCTGGGTAGAGATTGCTGAAAATGTATTTGGTCTAAAACAAGAGGAACAAGACAAATTTGAAGCGGCCATGTTTGCTAGTCCATTTAGTGTCAATGTAACTCAATCAAGAGATAGACCAGATCTACCTCACATAGATCTACCTAGTTTAGATTCTAGAGGATGGGCTGGTGTGATATATCTCAATAAGGGTGATGAATGTAAAGGTGGCACTGGATTTTATACATACAAAGGACATCAAATAAATCCACAAGAACATGATGGTATATGGGATAAAGCATATGTTAATGACAGTATAGGGCCATGGGAACTAATTCACCTAGCAAAAATGCAATATAATAGAATGATCATGTACCCAGCAACAGTTATGCACACCCCATATGACAAGCCAGGTTTCTTTGAAGGAGATACCTACAGACTCGCTCAAGTATTTTTTCTACCAGTTGTATAATGCACAATATTATTCTTACAGGATCAAATGGTTTTATCGGCAAAGCATTTGCAAAAAGAATTGGAAGTGAAAACCTATATCAAGTAGAACAATCACATGCCTTTGAGTTTTTAAAACAGTATGACAAGTGGGATACTGTAGATTACATATTACATCAAGGAGCAATATCCAGCACTACAGAAACGGATGTAAATAAAATTCACAAGTATAATGTAGAGTTCTCTATTGAACTGTTTGAGAAAGCAATAGAACATTCTATCCCAGTCAAATATGCCTCATCTGCATCTGTGTATGGTAAGATTCATAGTGACTTTGGATATTTAAAGAAGACTATCAATCCACTAAACTTCTATGCACTATCAAAGGCAACTGTAGATTACTGGGTATTGGATAATATGGATAGGTTTGAACAAGTGCAAGGATTCAGATATTTTAATGTATATGGAGAAGGCGAAGAACATAAAGGAGATCAAGCGAGTCCAATTAGTAAGTTCACCAAACAAGCTAAAGAAAGTAAAGTAATTAAGATCTTTGAAGATTCTGAATATGCCTTTAGAGATTTTGTATGTGTAGATGATGTAGTAGATGTTGTCCTAGATAATACGGCAGGGAGCGGCATCTATGATGTTGGGACTGGCAATCCTATCTCATTTCTTGAGATTGCAGAATTGATTGCCAAAAAAGAAGGGGCGGAGATTGAAGTAATCCCCTTCCCCAAACATCTAGAAGGTAAGTATCAAGAATACACATGTGCAGATACCTCATGGTATTCACATGACTATACAGAAGTTAAGCATTACTTGCATAAGAAATAAAAGAAGTTATGGCATACTTGGGTTCTGTTATGGGAACAGTTCCTTCATGAGGCCAAAGATAATTACAAGGAAATATACAAACATCTCCCCTCCTAGCGGGTATCTTTCTATCTTGAAGATGAAAGTAAGTTTCTCCGCCTAACTCTACATCATTGAGATAACCTACAATACCAAATACCCTGTGAACATTTACTCCAGGCCCTTGATCCTGATGTTTGGAGAAAAATCCTTTACCTTTGTGATATACACGAACACAATAATCTCTAAAAACTAAAGGATAATCCTCTGGTGGAACTGGACATTCCTCAGCATACCTATCATATACTTCAAAGTATGCTCTAGATAACAAATCCGATACTCTGTCATCTGGTTTTGGATATATTTGTCTAGTATCTTTAAAATCTTTTACAACGTGATTTAATCTATCATTAGATGGTTTTCCATAAACAGCACCGTCAACATGTCTGTCCTCTTCTTCCCAGAACCATTCTATAATATCCTCACATTCTTCTTTTGATAATACGTTATAAACCTTGATTAGATCATCAGTATTCATAATAGATCTCCAGGCAATATTCTATGTGAATCTGAATCCATATGTTCTGTACTGAACTCAAATAGTTCAGTATCTTCTAATGCAAACATACGATGTTTCAAACCAATAGGCACATGAAACTTATCACCTCTTCTTAAAATAGTTATATCTGCTTTCTCTATATCTGTATCCCAACTATGATATAACTTTATCTTCCCACTCTGTACAAAAAATACTTCGTCTTTTAATTTATGAAAGTGCCATGAACACTGTTTATCTTTTGCAATAAACAAAAGTTTACCACAATACTTCTCGCAGTTTGCGATCCATTTTTCATATCCCCATCCCTTTGGAACAAACTTTACTGGTTCCGCTGCACGAGCATTACGAGGTCTTCTACTTGGCCCTAAAGAAGTCATCAGAGTTTACACCTTTGTCATCAATAAAGAAATCAGCATGTGGTTTACCCAATATCAATGAATGATATTTACATCCCCAATCTTTAAGTTGTTTTTCTGTAAGATCAAATAATAGAACAGATGCCTTTGCACTTGCATCTGGATCATCACCGAATCGACCCATACCTCTAGCGGTAAAGTAAGTGATATTATGACCTTCATCATACAACTTATTTATTGTAGCAATTCGATCCCACCATGGCATTGCCTTGGAGTAATCTCTACCCACAGTAGGACTACAAATAGTGCCATCTATATCAACACAATATCTCATTCTTCTTCTATTTCTTCCATCTCAAGAGAATCAATACAATCATGTGGAACCTCATGTTCTCCAATCCTATAGAAATGTTTTTCCTCACCATTATGATCTTTTTTTACACCAATATAGGATATGTCCTCACATGTATTTTCTCTTAACCATGCTTGCAATCTATGATGCATTAAATCGTTTGAACTAACTTTCATTTTTCTCTCCTATTGAGATTATATCTTGTTTACTTAATCGGTATGCGCCAGGATGTGTTACAGATATTGCTGCAGCTTTATTTGCATAATTAATTGCATTTTCCATACTTCTTGTCTCTAAAAATTTATAAACTAGAGCTGCAAGAAATGTGTCACCAGCACCACATACATCAAAAACTTTGACGGGCTGTGGTTTATATATCATGCCATTCCAAGTTGCGCCACCAGACCCAAGAGTAACGATAAGATTACGAAGGTCAGGAATGTTTTCTTGTATAAGGTCATCGTATTCTTTTTTGTTTATTTTCCAGTATACATTATCTTTTTGGAAAAGGCGACGCTTCTTTGTATCTACAAACACTGGTCTGTTAATATTGTTACATATTATCCAAAGATCTTCTTCCGAAAGATATCCTTTGTCATAGTCTGAAACAACAATCGCATCAGGGTTCATATGCATGAAAGCCATCTTCAGTTCTGCATTAGCAATTCTACTCACCTTTGGAGTTTCATCCAATCTCATCAACTGATATCCACTATTGGAATCCACAAATCTGGTTTTTATTATTTCCTCTCTCTGAGAAAGTAACACAGTATTGACACCAAATGCTTTGAGATTCATCTCAGTGTTGGCAGCCATGCCTGGTTTCTCTTCTATTTTTGTTTTATCTAATACTGGAACTGGTTGTTCTGGACTGATTCTTTTACACTCACCGAAAACATACTTATCAGTACACTTATCACCAATAACAATTACATTATGCTGAGCCACGAATTTTAGTAATAATATGTGATGTTGAGTAATTTAATCTTGGCAAAAATCTAACTTCTTTGGCATATTCTATACCTACCACATCTCCTCCTTGCCAGTCATCACCTAACAATAGTATATCAGGTGAATAGAGTTTTATCAACCCCTCTAACTCTTTTCTTGTATTAAAATACAATACTTCATCAATATATCTTATCGCTTGTAACATCGAAATTCTGTCACATAGATTGTTGATGGGCTTAGACGCACCTTTATCTTGACGTATCTTTTCATCTGTGTCTGTTGCTACTATGAGTTTATCTCCCAAAGACTTACCAACTTTGAATAATTCTATATGGCCTGGGTGTAGAATATCAAATGTTCCGTTACACCATACTATTTTCTTATCCATACATCTCCCTCAATAATATTTTTTGCGGTGTCGCCTCCTGTACGTTACTATCTAGCGTTTTAAGATAGTTCTTAAATCTGTCCACTAGATCCACTGTGTCAGGATACCAATATGTTTTCTTATTGATTTCAGGCATCAACTGCAACAACCATATATGCCAGTTAGTGCCACCAAAGAAAGAACTAATTTTATCGGTCTGTAGTGTATCACGATTTGGGTCTTGTATTTGGTTTTCCATCAGTAGTTGCATACCTGATTTTTCGTGACATAATCTTACATAGTCCCAGAACTTACCCTTACGTTCACAGTAAGAATAATGCATATTGACATAATCAACGGCAGTTTCAAATGAAGCTTTCATTCTAATATTATAAATGTCAGGTTCAAATTCTGGATTGTAAATACATCCATATAAAGACTCTTCCAAATATTGACAACCTCTTATCATCATCGCAAGACCAGTGCTTTCTAATGGTTCTATGAATCCAGCACTCAATCCTATAGAAACTACATTACCTTTCCAGAACTTATCAAGCATCTGTGGTTTCCAGTCTAACAACCTCATATCTTCTGGTTTGATTCTACCATTCCAATGTTCTGAAAATTGTTTTGCTACCTCATCTGGACTTGTGATATTTTTATTGAAACAATATCCTGTTCCTATTCTAGATCTTGTAGGTATTCTCCATCTCCAACCATGTTCCATGGCCTGACAATCTGTATAAGGATGCATTTCCTTGTCTGGATTCTCATACTTGACTCTACCAGCAAGTGCAGCATCTATGAATAGTCTGTCACTCAAATCTACATTATTATCTTTACCAATTAGTAGTTGATTCCAACCAGTGCAGTCTATGAATATATCTGCCGTTATCTCAGATCCATTTTCTAAAATTATCTTCTCAACGTTGTCTTCTACTTTTACTACTGTCTTAACATCTGATTGAATATAATTACATATTTGATTACAGTTGTCATGTAAAAATGTAACTAATTTTCCACAATCTATCTGGTAGGCATAAGTATCTTTTATGAAATCTACTTCTATGCAATTATTCATTGCAGAACTATACAGAGGAGATATGTCTTTTATATCATAATCATTTTGGTAATTAGTCCAAATATCATACATTGGAACTTTCTTTTCACCAATACTAGTAAATCCAAATGGATGCCAAATAACTTTATCTTCTCTTCCCCAGCCTGGAAATAGTATACCAGCTTTAAATGTTGCGTCAATTCTATTAACCCAATCTTCAACCTTGAATCCCATCATTTCCATTACGCCTGGGAAACTTAGGAGTGTCGCTTCTCCGACACCAACTCTTTCGGGTTTATACTTATCGATGATGGTTACATCCATTTTGGCTCCCCATCTTCTACTGAACCAAGATGCAGTTATCCAACCAGCACTACCACCGCCAACTATAACTATTTTTTTAACTTCTTTCATAGTTGAGAATAATACATGTATTTAGCTAGACCTATAGATGTGCCTGCATCACTACTTACTGGTTCGATATACAGTTTAACATCTTTTGGTAAATGTTTCAAGTATTCATAATTTGCAACACAGTTCAAAGCACAACCGCCAGTCAATACTATATTTTTTGATTTACATTTTAAAATAAAATCTGTCATCCATTTTTCAAAATCTTTTTGAAGTCTGTAAGCAAGATTCATAAACCTTTGATCCTTTACACTGACTTTTTCTGGAAGGTAATCATATGGTATAAAGTTAGCACTATATTTTGTTCTGTAAAATAATTTAGAGTTAACTCTACCATCTATTACAAAGGGTTTTATGTTTGGATCTTCTTTTCCGTAAGGTGCTAGACCCATAACTTTACCAGATCCTAATTGTCCGAATCCGAGATAATCTGATATAGATGCGTATGCCATACCTATACCCATAGGCCAATAACCATGTCTATCTGTTTTTGTTCCGAATCTGGATGCTCCTTGTCTTTCTAGTAATTTAATTTCAGATGGTTTTTTGATATGCCATCTCGTAGCACATTCATGGTGTTCTTCATCAAAAAAATTACCCAATCCATCTACCACAACTACATCTGCTTCTTCAAATCCAGAATTATAGAAACCACAACATGCATGTAGATAGTGATGTTGATTGTAAGTTCGATAATCGTGGTCTGGTATCTTTTTTCTGAAGATAACATCAAAGAAATTGCAAGTGTCTCTTAAAGAATAATCATGATACTCTAATCCAGTAACACCAGCAAAATTGTTTTCTTGAAATTCCAACACAGTTTTTACTGGCATATTATCATGTTTCTTTCTACTAAGACGTTCCTCTTCTAAAAACAAATCTATTTCGCCATTCACACAACGACAGAAAGAAGCGTCATGGGTTACATTTACGCCAACTGTCTCCATTAGTTCTTTATTTCGATCATGAGACCGTATTCAGGCAAATAGAGATATTCTATCAAACTATTCGCAAGAGTCCTTAGAGCGTCGTCTAGGGTCTCTACAAGAGGTTCTCCTCCTAGATTAAATGAAGTATTGAATATTATAGGACATTCTGTTTTCTCATAGAATTTTTTAATTAAATTATAGTAATGAGGGTTGACATCTTCTGTTACTGTTTGAATTCTACATGTATCATCAACATGAATGATTGCTGGAATCTTTTCTTTAATTCCTTCTTGACATCTAACAGCATACATCATAAATGGAGTATCATCCATACCACGAAGATCAAACCAATCATGCACATGTTCTTTCAATATTGACCCAGCAAAAGGCCTGAAATATTCACGACGTTTGATAGTATTGACATGATCCTTTCCTTTTGGATCTCTTGGGTCATACATGATAGATCTATTACCCAATGCACGAGGCCCCGCCTCCGATCTACCTTGGAACATCGCAACAATGTTTTTGTTAATTATAAGATCTACTGCATC